GTATCAGGCGCACGATATGGAGTAGGAGGAGAAGGCGGTGCGCCACCAGAACCTTTAATAATTTTGTCTGTCATGCCTGTACCTGATTTGTATCAATACCAGCCGAGATTACGACTGAGCCAGTTACGACCTCTCCATATACAATGGGATGGGCAGTTCCGGCTCTCGATGTATTTTGCACCCCAGAAAAACTAAACGATATTCTTGGATCATCTTCTGGCATTTCTGGCTTTGGCATAGGGAATAACATTTCAGAGACACCCTGCAAAACTAACGCACCACCAATAACCGCAACTCCTTTTGCAATACCAGCAGAAGAACCAAACCCCATAGCAGTTGTGCTAAAAGTTTTTAATGTTAATGGTGAAAATAAAAACGCACCTCCTATCAATGCTGCGCCAATTAAAATATTTCTAAAACCACCACCTCCAGCACCACTTACAACAGGAACAATATGTATATCGTCTTGACCTATAGGATTATGCAAATCTTCTCTACTTATGTCTTCTTCACCAACTAACACTTGATAATATTTATTTGCCATATATGCTTCTAATTTTGGAAAATTAGTAACAAGAAATCTTATTGCTTCTGCTGGATTTTTTACAACAGCGTCAAGTTCTTTATAACCTACAAACTCTGCAAGTTCTCCATACATTTTAACTTTCCGAAGCATAACGATACCTCTTTCCAGTGCATTTTAAAAGCCATTCTGAGTATGGCTCTTTACAAGATAGTCTATCGGCTAAATGATGTAAAACCATATCTCCTAAAAAAATTGCGACATGATTTAAAGTTGGGTGCATTATAGACATTAACAATACATCTCCTACTTTTGGAGGCTCATTATTATCAAGTTCTCTGAATCCTGTATCTTTTGCATACTTTTCAAACAATGGGTTTTCCAAAAAATCCTGTGGAGTCATACTTCTATCGTAATCTATTAATTCAATCCCCTTTTCTTGTTTGTACCAATCACGAACTAATGACCAACAATCAGTTACACCCCAAACCCAAGGTCTTCCACATAATTTTGGTTTATATCCTTCTGGCTTCAACTCAGCCCATTGTTCAGTTTTTGGATTAACAATATACCAAGGTAAATTACTATGCTCACAACTTATACGATCAGCTTGACTTGGTGTTGGAGGTGTTATTGGATGACTATGAAAAATGCCAATAATCTCGCCTAAATTATCTGCTTTTACATAATCTTCTGGATTAAGTATAAATTCTTGATGACTTGTTATAGCTAAATTTTGACATGGATAATATTTTTGCTTACCTTTTACATTAACCAATAAACCAACCGCCTCTTTAGGATCTTGGTCTTTCGCATGAGCCAATGCAGCATCTCTCCAACTCATTGTGTAAACGTACCGATAGAAGGAAACAAAGATCTAGTGCATTGACGTTTTGGCGATCTTATTCCAGCTAGGTCAAAAACTGCTGCGAGTTCCCATGAAACAATCTCTCTATTTTCTGCGGACTTTCGATCTATGTAATATATTTCTTGTGGAAACTCTGCCGTAGGATCTGGAGTACCGAAAGGATTAGTCGCCCCAGAAAAATTAGCTGCATCTAAAAATCTTGCCATAGTTCTTATTCTTACAACTTTTGCACCTGTCAAATCATTGCCAGCAGTAGTTTGATTGACAGTTAATAATATTGCAGAGATAGAAGGAGAACCCATATTACTTACAGTCAACGTAGGTCGAGGTAACTGTCCACGTTGATAAGCAAAACCTGTAGCTTGTACAGGAAATCTTAAATATTCATTACCAGCCCATACAATTTTTCCGTTTGCGTCTAAATTTGAACCAGCATGAAATCTATAAACAGTAGTTGCACCATGCAAAGCATTATCTAATGTTAACGTAAACAACTCGATAATTGCTGACGGATTTACTTTTTGTATATCACTAAAAACAGGATCAGTACTCATGCTGGCTCAAATACTTCTCTAAATGTAGCGTTGATACTTGCAAGAGTAGGTAAATCTATTGTCTTAGTCCATCTATCGCAAACAAATTTACTTGTACCAGTTTTTGTAATTGATACGTTACCACTTGTAGTTGCACCACTAGCTGCTGTTACTACAAAAACATTTGCATTAGTAACAGAAGAAACTATATATGTCCCATCAGCAGAAGAGCCAGAAGTAAAGTCTATAACAATAGAATCACCAGCAAATAGCCTATGATTTGTAATTGTGATAGTTATTGTTGTGCTACTTTGTGCATAAGTTCCTGTTTTTGTAAAAGATTCTCTTGGAGGTGCATAATCAAAACTAGCTTTATCAAAAGCACGTTCTTGTAAAAAATAATCAATAGTATCGGCTTGATCTTCAGTAATATTTTCCCAACGCAAGCTATACTGTCTTGGGTTTTGATGATTTGGTATGCCGAATACTAAGCGATGCTCATATCCATCAGCAAAACGAACTATCTTACCTATTGGTGCTTGATCTTTTTTAACGCTGAAACTAGGTTCTATGTCTGGAAAAGTAGCCATTAACTTAACAAACCTCCCGGCCTTTGCTGTTGTATAAGTTCTGATTGTATAGCAGCAGCTAAAGCCCTACCAAATTGTTCTGACTGTGCAGAATCACCTTCGACAGAACTACCAGAAGCGTCTACATTTACGACAATATTACCAACACCTCCAGAACTTTGCACTCCAAGTTTTCCATTAGCACCACGCTTCAGAGGCATGATCGCCTCCGGACCGGCTTCTCCCATAAGCCCTGCTCCATTTGCCATTGGGAATAAAGTTGGTTTGTTTACTATTCCACCCATTGCATACGGAACAATTTTATTTTTAGCGAAGACATTACCCATAGCACTTGGTACAACCTCTCCTCCCTCTATAACATTTCCCTTCGCATTAAGATTTAAGAAACCTAGAATAGGATTTGCAATAAATTTCATAAACGCAGCTTTTATAATTATTCTCTGCAGTTCTTTAATAGCTGACCTTGCTAAATCAGCAAAACCTCTCTTGCCTTCTATAAAGAAATCAGCAAAAGCATCTCCAAGTTTGTTAGTAACATCTAATGCAAGTTCTCCAATTTTTGTTTTCATGTCTGAAGCTTCATCAACAAGTTTCTTAAACTTCTCTGCTAAACTTTCTGCTTCTGGATTTGCATTTCTTAATTTCTCAGTTATACCTTCAATAGTTAAACCTAAAGTATTAGCATCTCCTCCTATTTCTTTATATATTTCTGCTGCTCTTTTTTCTATTTCTAAATTTTCTAATTCTTGTTTACCTATCAAACCAAGCTCCTCTTTAATTTTTGCAAGATTTAATTTTTTCTCTATATCACTCGTAGGATCTTCAAACCTACTTGTTGCACCAGCTTCATCTTGATTAAGAAAATCTAACCTTTGACCTTGTATAAAGCTGAACTGATCTCTTTTATCAGATTTCAACATACTTATATCAAATACTCCTGTTTTGGCAAATCTTCTTGCACCTGTTTTAGACATTGCACTCCTTCCACCAACTTGCTCAAAAGCAAATGCTTCTGCCATTGCTTCTTTAGTTTCCTTGCGAGTTCCTTTAAAGAATTTAAGAACTGCTGTTAAAGCATCAGCCATGCCTGCAATAAATTTTTGAATCATTGCCCCAACAGGTACAAACAAATCTCCAAATTCTTTCTGTAATGCTTGTAAAGAAACAGCCATTCTTTGACCAGCATCTACTGAAGAATTTGCCATCTCTTCAGCAGCAGCAGCATGATCCTCACTAAGCTTGACAACAAACTTCATAACATCATTCAGACCTACAGTTCCATCTCTTAAATCTTTTTGTAATTCTGGTAGTGATCTGCCTGTTGCATTTGCAAATTTAACAACAGCACCCGGCAATCTCTCCCCCAACTGACCTTGTAATTCTTCAGCCGACACCTTACCTTTACCAAAAATCTGCGACATGGCTCGAATAGCAGATTGTACGTCTTCAGCATCTCCACCAGTTGCTTTAATAGCTTCTGATACACCTTTAAATACTTTTTCAGCGTCATCAACATTACCGCCAGCACCAATAACAGATGCAGACAATGTAGTGAATTGTTTTGTAGCAGCCCCTAAAGGTACGTTTAACCTTTTAGAAGTAGTAGCGATAACATTCTGTGCTTTTCTAAATTCGCTTTGTGTTTTGGTGACACCTTTTAATGCTATTTCTAATTTTTGTATTTGCGCTGAGTATTGTGCAGCAGCAGCAGCAGCTTTAATAGTTTCAACTCCAAGACCAATAGCAGCACCATAGGCTCCACCTCTTACACCTCCGACTGCTGCCCCTGCCAATCCCATAGAACCAACAGCACCAAAATTACCAGCAACCCCAGATCCAGCCAATGCTCCAAGTGCTGCTTTTTGACCAACACCCATATTCTTTGCAGATCCAACAATGTTATCTCTAAACTTTGCAAACCTACCTCTAGTGTCCATAGCCGGGCCAATCGGCTGTGCGTATTGTGTTCTCGGCTGTATGCTTAAACTTGCATTTAATTTATTTATTTCTGCTGTAAAACGACTATATGATGCACCGCCCTTATCAACTTGATCTCTTAAAACCTTAAAAGCTGCTATTTGATCTCTAATAATTTTATTACTTTTAGCTAATCCACCATTAAAACTCTTAGCTCTTTTATCTACTCGTAAAATACTTGCAACTGTATCGTTTAAACTTTTCTTATTTAAAACAAGTGTTTTATTTATTTTGCCAAACGTGGCATTTAACTTTTTTAGCTCATCATTCCCAAAAGTCTTTATACTAATTTTTACTGTATTAGTCTCAGTCGCCATCTATTACTGCTCCTTACTATTGAGTTTTTTAATAGCAACAGCTTCCATTAGTTGTAAACCAGCGAGCATTTCTTGTCGGTTATCTACATGATAGATGTCAAACAGACCTCCAGCAAGCAATAATACCTCATACTTTAATCCTACTACACCTCCAAAAGATGTGTTCCATTGTGTCTGGCAACGAAGGAACATATTAACAATTTCCCAATTCTCATCAAAAACTTCAAAATCGTCTTCTTCTTTTGGTTGCTCCTCGATTTTTACACCAAACGCAGCAGCGTCTTTCTGTGTTTCATCTATAACTTGCTTGCTGCCCGAAGCCCAATATAAGGC